GCTCTGTAGCTATGACGTGCGGATCAATTACAGGGCCGTCTTTTACCGTCAGCTCACCCGCAAGTATTTTCTCTTGTACCGAAACACCCGCTCCTAGACAGTGGTCTAATATGAGCGTGTTGTACGCGCGCTTGGTAGGATTTGTAACGACAAAGTATTCGTCCAAGATAAGCTGATCAGGCAAGTCTAGGCATTCTTCTTTTGTCTTCTTGAGACTAACGAGCCCGACACGAGTATTCATCGTGTCCATATTCTTAAACCCTAGCAGTATTTTAGGTACGGCTTCACCCTCTTCGCTTGGGTGGAATACCCCAAAGTGTTTCCTGAAGTGCCACCAGTTCTCAGGGCAGAAATACGTACCAAGAAAACGTAACTGTGCGTATAAATCGAAGGGAGATCCTAGCGACGGCGTGCCTGACAACAGTACTCGACGTGATGCGCGCAGCGCTAGAGACGTAGAGGCTTGCGTGCGTTTCGAATAAGGCGTCTTAAGCATGTGTGATTCATCCGCAATAATCGCGGAGTATGCTATTTTCAGTATGTCGTCTGTGTACAGCGTTGCTACGTTGTACGTAAGGATTGTGGCGACAGGCGCCCTAGCCTGTGCTTGTTCAAGCCGGCTCTGTTTTTGTTTTTTGGTACCGTCAATGATTAGAACGTCATCGACGTTGCCATGTTTCTTGAACTCTTCCGCCCAGGTGCCAAGCATCACAAGCGGGCATAGTATCAGCATGCGGTCTTGCGTAATCCGCTGCAAATCCACCGTTATTTTGCACTTACCGAGTCCCGGTGAATAGAACAACGCGGCGCGTGGGCGCTGTAGCAAATGCAACACACCGTCCCGCTGGTGTTGGTATGGTTGCGTTAAGAAACTAAAATCATCAGGCAAGGTAACCGGCGCAGCAAGCTTTTGCACATGTTCAACTACTTCAGGAGCATACTGCAGTCCCGGCACCATCTTCGGCAGGTCCGACAGAACGAGCTGGTGCACTGGAAAGAATGCAGGGAATCGCCAGAGTTTGTCTTTTCCGGAAAATGATGCTCCATATACGTTTTTAACTGCACTTTCACAGCATTGCAGAGTAAATACCGGAGTACCGTAGACTGTGCCGAGTTTTAGTGTGTAGGTCACCGAGTACTCCTACAGGGGAAAATGCATGTCGACAAGTGATCCAGGAATTTTAGATCTCGCCGGGGGTTCTCGGGGTCGGGGCAGTCATCCCAATCCGATGTTCGATTTCGTAACAGGCTTCGCTCCACGTAAGCTGAAGGACTTGTTTCGTTGGGTCGAATATTTGTATTACAACTCGGCACACATCTTTGCCGCTCTAAAGAAATTCGCCGAATACCCTGTCACTAAAGTGATGATTCAGTCGAGTGACGAAGCGCTAACGAAAAACTGGGAACGCGTATTAAATAAGTCCATCCGTATAAAGAGCGTAGCCATTGCATCCGGCTTGGATTTACACCTGTACGGAAACTCATTTACATCCGTATACCATCCGTTTAATCGCTTTTTGATTTGCAAAGAGTGCAATGCCCGCACAGGCATCAAAAAGACGACGTATAAGTTCAACCTGAAAACTTTGTCATTCTCATACAGCTGCCCTGCGTGCAATACCACGACTACAGGCGAAATTCTTGATGAGAAAGCAAGTGACGAGCACCGTATTAACGTAATTCGTTGGGACCCAAAGTTGATGGATATCAACCACAACCCCATCACAAACGAATCCGTATACTACTACACCATCCCGCAGGAACTAAAGAGCAAAGTCGAAAAAGGCGATGCGCATATTATCAACACGCTGCCTATTGAGTTTCTCAAGGCGATCCGTGACGATAAACTCTTCGAGTTCGCAGACGGTGCTGTTTATCACATGAAGATTCACCCACCTGCGGGTATTTCTTCACAGTGGGGCTTCCCTCCACTGACAACGACAATCAAGCTATTTCTTTATACGGCTATTTTGCGTAAAGCGAACGAGGCTATTGCGTTCGAACACATACTGCCTTTTCGTGTTTTGCATCCGGCACCGATCAGCGGCGCAGCAGATCCAGCACAGATGGTCAACTTGATGAAGTGGCGTCAAGAGATGACGGCCAACATCAAACGCTGGCGTCGCGATCCGCTGCACATCATGTTCGCGCCCGCAGCGCTGGGCGTAACCATGATGGGCGGCCAGGGCCGATCCCTGCTAACCCTCGGCGAAATAAAGGAAGCCGAGGAGGAAATTATCGCGGCAATGGGTATTCCCAAGGAATTCATTTACGGCGGGCTATCGTTCTCCGGTTCGTCCATAACTTTGCGCATGCTGGAAAACCAACTCGAAACGTACACGTCCCATCTCAACGAACAGTTGGAATGGGTCATAAAACAATCCAGTAAAATTCTAAGTTGGAAACCTGTAGAAGCAGAGTACTTACCTTTCAAGCTCGTTGATGACGCAGTGCAAAAGCAGTTCCTGTTAGGGTTACAGCAAGCAACAGGCGGCATGATTTCGAATACCACCATGCTTGATCTCAATGATTCGGACATCAACGAAGAACGTGAAAAGCGCCTACAAGAATCTCTTGACGAAGCTCGCATGCAAATGGAGCTCTCCAAGAAGATGAACAAAATACAGAACTCGCTATCGCAACAAGCGCAAAATGAGTCCCAGTCCGGATCAGGACTTTCTTATAATCCGCAAGCTATTATTTCTGCCGCGGAACAAATGGTACAACAAATGGGTGCTGCAGACCCCAGCACCCAAAAATCTATGCTTGCACAACTATCTCAGGAAGACCCTGTTATGTACGCTGTTGTAAAAGACCGATGGTCTACTCAGAAAGCTGTAGAGAAACAACAAGCGCTAGCAGACTTTAATGGCGGAGCCGCGTAATGGATGATTTTATCAAAGCGCTGCAATACGCGCAGACGCTACCCGATATTGCTAGTAACGAAAAAGCAGTACCGGACTTGCTTAGAGGTTCTGAATTCGAGAGCCTCGTCAAATCGGTCGCACCGGGTACGGCGGGCAAAGTCGCTAATGCTACAGAGTATTCATTTGAGTACCAGTCAGCGCGCTTGACTATCGGTAAAGAAATGACTGCGATGGATCACGGCACTGCGATATTTGAAGATATCGACGAGTCGGACCGCCTCAAGGACATTATGGACAGATCTCTCTCCGGAGAGGTCGTCGTAGTCAAGAAGACAGAAACGTTTCTCAAAGACGGTACTATCGTAATTTGGCTTGAGTGGATGCAGCCGAAGGCAGGATCTAAAAAAGATCATCCGTTTTTGACGACGAATGAACTTCTCACGCCTTCACCCGATCCAGACAATAAAGACCCAGACTCCGACGAAGACTTTCCAGATGATACTGACGACGACTAACCTGCCCACCTGCATGGGCAGGTTATCCATTACCGCTTAATCGGCGGTACTGGAACAACGGGGCGTACGTGCATACTCAGCTCTCGGCGGTGGGCGGAATCGCTAGTATTAATGACGCGAGCGTACTCTGCTCACGCGTTTTTGTATTAATACGTGGCGGGGGAGCACTTGAGCGCTTTCCGGTCCTCAGCTCTTGCTGATAGCACGCATGGCACTTAGTCTTCGGGCGCCAGGTTGGCTCGCGCGGAGCCACAACTTGTAGATTACCGCTAGCTACTGCGGCTTCATATTGGGTGAGCTGCTGTTCGTATCGCAACTGCACCTTTTTAAGATCAGATGCGACAACGCCTAACGGAACGTCATTAAGCCGACGACAGTTATCGTTACTGCATATATAGGTGCTTTGTAGGCGTAGATGCCATGTATTTGGAAAAGATAGCTTTTCCTGTTCGATCGCTAGGAGAGTCGGCTCAATGTAGACCTTGGGCACGGCCCGGTTGTAGCACTCGCAGAGTTCTTCCTCCATTGGAGGTAGGAACTCACCGCAGTGCCAACAGCGGGATTGTACGTCGCGTGCCACGTCTACACGGAAGACTGCACGATACGCCATCGCGTAACGGTACAAATCTTCTTTGCTGACCTCCAATCGGCGGGCTCGCAAGTATACGAGCACTTTACTGATATTTGAGTAATGCACCCCCCAGACTATGAGTCTGGCTGTCTGCAGATCGATATCCGCGAACGTAGGACCTGCCAAGTCCTGCACGCGGATATCCCCTTCGAATCTGCTAGTATCGCTCAATTTTTCCTCCTGAAAAGAAACGTGGCCTTAATACGTCTCTACATTCTTTTACCAGCAAGGGTTGCGGTTTTTTGAACAAACCGCGTATAATAGCAGGGCATGCCCTTGAATTTACAACCAATAGTTGTGGACGCAGACGTGCGTCGCGAACAGATCCGCCAGAAGACTATGGAGGGTCTCAAGGCGCTGTTTCCCATCATCGGCAAGAAGTCAACGCTGGAACTTCACGGCCTAGACGTGAACCGCAAGGACTTCTCGAACAGCGATCAGAAAGACGCTCTCATGAGCGGGCGGACGCTGAACGAAGCTATTAGCGGTACGATTAAATTACGGGACAACGCTACGGGGCAGATCACTGACGAGCAGAAGCGCATCCTCGTTCACCTGCCGTACTTTACCCGTCGTTACACGTTCGTCGTGGGCGGCAACGAATATAACGTCCCGAACCAGTTGCGTCTGAAGTCAGGCGTTTATACGCGTGAGCGTAACAACGGTGAGTTCGAAGCGGCGTTCAATTTGAGCAAAGGCTCGAATTTCCGGTTAGCAATGGAGCCTTCGACGGGCCGGTTAAATATGGAAGTCGGAGGTACTGCTAAGACCTCGAAGCTTCCGCTGTACGCTATTCTGAAAATCCTAGGTACGTCAGATACTGAAATCAAACAGTACTGGGGTGACGAGCTCACCGCTGCGAATTCTAACGTATCCGCCAAAAAAGAAGACGCGATTCTTAACAAGATCGTCAGCAAGATAAGGCGGCCAAACCAGGTCGCTCCCACCTCGCTTGAAGGTAAGCGTCTGTTCGTTCGCGATTATTTCCACAGTACTGCGATGGATTCTGCTGTAAATAGCCGTACGCTAGGTATGCCCTTAGGCCGTGCTGATGCGCAGGCGTTGCTAGTTGCCAGCAAGAAACTGATCGATGTACACAAGGGCACTGCCAAAACCGATGACCGTGACAGCTTGGAATTCAAGACGCTGCACTCTACAGACGACTTCTTCAAAGAGCGTCTCGACGTAGAAGCACGTCGTACTGTTGCAAAGAAAATCGCTGGGCGTCTCAATCAATCAGGCGCGGACATCAAGTCCATGGTACCCCACTCAGTATTCACAAAATCAATAAACAGTTTCTTGACAGGTGCTGCACTGTCATCTCAGCCAACACAAATCAATCCGGTCGAAATTCTTGATTACGCCAGTAAAATAACATCACTTGGCGAAGGTGGCATAAGCAGTGATCGAGCCATTCCCTTCGAGTCGCGCAAAGTCCATAACTCCCATTTCGGTGTTATCGACCCCGTACACACGCCAGACGGTCCTAAAACGGGCATTGATATTCACAGCGCATTGACCGCACACAAAGACTCTGACGGCAATCTTTACGCGCGCATGCAGAATATGCGTAATGGGCGGCTAGAAGACGTGTCGGTTATGGACCTTGCTAAGAGCAACGTCGCATTTCCAGGGCAAGATCACCGTACGCACTGGGATGTATTACAAGGCGATCACACGCGTTCGATTGCTAAAAAAGACGTAGATTACGTCATGCCGAATCTGACGCATATGTTCAGCCCGGCTACGTCCCTCGTACCTTTCCTCGACGGCATGCAGGGTAATCGCGCGATCATGGGATCTAAGTTCCAGGCGCAAGCGCTGCCCCTCGTACACCGCGAAGCGCCGCTAGTACAAGCAGGTGGCGGCCCCGGTGGTGAGAGTATGGAGCGCACCATCGCGCGTGTAATTGCGCCCTCGTCATCGGTTGACGGCACTATCGAAAAGATAGATGACGATTACATTTACATTCGTCCGCATGCAAAGACGGCATCAGCTGAACCTGCACTAATCAAGGTTCCGTACAATACGTATTTCCCGCTAACAGCGAAGACCTACTTGCACGACACTTTGAACGTCAAAGTAGGCGACAAGGTAAAGCAGGACCAGCTCCTCGGCGAGTCCAACTTTACCAAGGGTGGCGAGACCGCGCTGGGCAAAAACCTGTCTATCGCGTACATGGCGTATTACGGCAAGAACTCTAACGACGCTGTGGTTATCAGTGAAGGTGCTTCGCACAAACTGACTTCCGAACATATGTATAAAGAGGTCCTGCAAAAGGGTCCGGATATTATCATAAATAAGCCCAAATACGTTGCGTATTACGGCGTCCGATTTAGCGCAGAGCAGCTAAATAAACTAGACGAAAACGGTGTTGCTAAAAAGGGCGCGACCTTTAACAAGGGCGATCCGCTTATTCTGGGCTTGCGCAAGGCCGCCCCTACGCCCGAGCAAGCCATGTTGGGTTTATTTCACAAGGCACTGCTTAAGCCGTACCGAGATATCACAATTACATGGGAAAAGCTTGTACCTGCCACGGTTCAAGACGTTACGAACGCTACACGGCAAGTCATGGTAACGATTCGGACACAAGAGCCGATGAAGATCGGCGACAAGTTATCGAATCGCTTTGGTGGCAAGGGCGTCGTGTCTGAGATCATTCCAGACAACCGCATGATTCAGGACGAGAATA